GCGTAAATTTTAGGAAAGTATAGTGGAACTTCGGTGCCCCAAAATTCACTACACTTGTTTAATCCTTGATTGATAATAGATTGAGCCATTTGATGACTCTGAACTGAATATGGATTAGAGCCTGGTTGTCCAATTTGCCCAGTCTTAATATAATCTTCTAGCCACTTATGCATTCTAGTGCCGCGACCAGCTGCTTCAGTTGTAATCTCTTGTGCGCGTTTAGGCCCCACTCTATTGCGCCACTCTTGTAGAGCTTGCTTCTTTTCTTGTGGGGTAGTTGCTGAAAGTATTGTAGTTACGCTAGGAAGTTTCTCACCATCTGGTGTAGCGTACTTACGTTCTCCATTGATTGTTTCCCTGTTAATTGAAACATAATTGAATTTATTTGGAATGTACATTAGCTAATTGTATCAACATTTTGATATAATGTTAATCGTTTTGGCTATTATTTTAAGGCACTTTTGGCCATTTGTTGTACTATTTTCTGACTTTGATCTTGTGACTGTGCATCAGCGGCAGAAGCATCGGTAGTACCGGTATCATCTTCCATGCCCTTAAATTTCACTACATCATTATCAATTGAACTGATTGCTTTGTTCAATGGTGGTTTTTTGACCATGTCAAAAATATCCGGTTCGCCAACGTTGATGCCGTTGGATGAAAGATAATCCAACAATTGTTCAGTTGTCCAATCGCCTGTAATTTCGCCGTTTTCAACAGCGTCCTTCATTTGATCAGCAAGTACAACTAATTTAACAACTATTGGATCTTGACCTGCGAACTCATAAAGTCGCATAGATATTACCTTTTGGCTCTGCCGACGCCGTTTAGTGCTGCATCTGGTTCTTCTGCTGGCATTGGTGCAGCGTCCATTTCTTCGCCGCCTGCTTCCATATCATCCAAGCCTGCTTCCATATCATCCAATCCTGCTTCCATGTCGCCCATTCCAGCGTCCATATCTGCACCGAAACCCGCACCACCGCTACCAGTGATACCGCCTAATGCGCCTTGTAGGCCACCACGTGCAGCAGTAATCGCAGCTTGCAATTGTGTTAGAGCTTCTGTAACTGATTGATTAAATGCTTGACTAGATTCTTCACCCATCTCGTTGGAGATGCTTGTTGTTAGTGCTGGTAGTTCTTTAACTAACATATCGCTAACTTCTTCTAGCATTTTTTGTGTGCTATCAACCATGTCTTGTGCAGCTAAAACTACTTGAGACTTTTCTACTTCTTCGTTTTCAACAACGATACGTGCGCGTGGTTGGCTCTTTAATGAGCTATAGTGATGTGACAAAGCTTGCTCCATGAATACTAGTTTCATGTAGCTAGAACTTGATTGATTCTGGTGGAACTGTTTTGCTTCTTTTGCTTCACGCATTAGTCCGCGAACTTTGTTTAGCATGGAAACAGTGTTTACCATTCCCATTTTGTCCACATTGAATGGGACTTCATAATTTTGTGCTAAAGCTTTGCTTGCGATAACGTTTGGCTTGTTGTCTAAATCGGTTAGTTTCATAGTTTAAATCCTGTGACTATATGTTATTATTTATCTTTGTTTGATTAATATTTTGGTTTTGTTTCAAATAAACCATCCTGCCATCTCTTAAAATCATTCAAAAAATGGCTCAATTCATAGGTGAAGTTGCGTTTTTTTGCCTTTTCTTGTGTCAATTTAGATAGATATATGAGCTTTGCCTCTTCGGTTGAAGCCTTTTTGATCAATCCAGTATGAATTTGAATTTCTGTGTCCATGCCAAAGATCAATTGGTCCAACTGATGTAGTCTATTCGCATCTTTATACAGCGTTCGTTTGTCAAAACTACACCAGGCGACTGCGTTCTTGAGTTTGTAGAAATTCTTTTCAGTGTGGGTTCCTAATACGGTAACTGTATAGATTCCATCTGTGTTTTTACTGACAACATATCTATCATATATGTTATACTCTCCGGAGGCTTCTCTGAAAATAATAATGTCTTTGAGAGCATCAATATCTTTCTTGGATATTACTTTCGTGAATAATGATTCATCCATTGTTTATGACCTCAAAATATATGTTTCTAAGTTCATCAGTTGTATCCAATTGATTAGTCAATTTATTCCATTCTGTACCACATAAAATCATTGGTATACTATGACAGTCACTATACAGTGCGCCTAATTCACTAATGCCATCGTTGAAAACACTACCGTGTCCTACTGTGAAATCAAAAGACCAGCAGTTAACTTCATCGTCATCTTCAAGTAAGTATCCGAAATTTGTAAATTCGTCAAATTTAATAGTGGATTTCTTAGGAGAACGAGATATTTCAGGCTGACTGCGTAAATTTATGGCTTGTAGAATAGTATCAAAATTGCACTGGGTGTTTCGTTTATAAAACCACTCAGAATTTTCGTTTTCAGGCGGTTTATGTCTATTCAACACACCAGTTTGTGTGATATCAAAAAGAGTGTAACATGTTATCAAATACATGCAGATATTTATAGTCGTAAAAAAACCCGAGAATATTCTCGGGTTCTTTATGAACAAGTTAGAATTAACCTGTGAATGTAGCTGTAGCAGCACCAGTTGTTGTGTTAGCTGTACCAGCTGCTGTTAGAGCAGCGTTAACCGCAGCAACAACGTTAGCGTTAGCGCCCAATGAGTTGTCAACTGCCCATGCACCTGTTGGGTAAACAGCAACAGCTAATGTGTCAGTTGTTGTGTCTGTGTACTCATAGATGTAAACAGTAGCCAATTGTTGGATTGTTTGGATGATTGTGTTAACTTGAGCACCAGAGAAACCTGTTGTGCTTGCAGCAGAGATTGTGAAGTAATCTAGCTTAGGACCTTGTGGTTGAACTGTTGCACCAGAAACTGTTGCATACAAACCGTTAGACCAACCTGCGCCTGCAGCATTTGCAACGCCAGAATCTAATACTACTACTGGTTGATAATCACCATGAACTTTTGTAAATTGTGCCATTTTTAATTTCCTTTAAATGATTGGAACCTACTGTTCCATACTTTTATTTATGCAAAGTTCAAAAAAAGTACTGGTTTAGACTAACTTCTTGCAGCTAAATTCTGCGCAGAAAAGCCTAATCTGTCAACTATTTTGATGCCTTGGCTCACAAAACCCTCTTGTGTTTTGGTACCATCCTGTAGATAGCCTTGCACAGGAGATGACGCGGCTGCCTGATTTAGTTGTTGTAAAATAGCCATTTTCAACTTGTAAATTGCTATCCAAATAGTGAATGCACCGAGTACACCAGCCTGATTGACCTTAAGATGTTGCGTGAGTTTGTTCCTCATGCTATCTGTCATCGGACGTTCAGCAACATATTCATTGAATCCAGCAACTAGATTGTTTAGATTTTTAGCCACTATACGCTTGTTAATGTATACCGTGAATAGATTGGAAAACGCACTTGCTGCCTGTGGAGCAGTGGACATTAATTGGTTAACTGGGTCAGCATACTTGGAGATAGCGGCATTTGCTTCTTTAACCAAAGAAGAATCTACTTTTAATCTAGGAGTAAATGGCATCTTTGCTGGAACGATAGCAACGTTGCTATTGTTTTTCAACTTTCCTATAGTTCCATTCAGCGAGGTTGCTTCATCCGTCGTCATGGCACTGGGGTTGATAAACTGATGAACTACAATACCAGCTTGTTTGTTAGTCAACATCTGTCCTATTTCACTCTTAGGGTCAACGGTATATGCAATACCCTTAGGATTGGCCTTGAAGTGATACATTCCATCTTTTGATGCTTTCAGAGGTTGACCGAATAACAAGTCGCCCCAATAGTATCCTTTGCCTCTATCAGATTGTTCTAGACCTTGCCAAATTGCTGATACAATAGCGTGTAGAGATTCACGGTCAACACCACGCCTTTGATCATACTCAACAAATTGCTCTGGACTATATATTTCACGACCAGAGCCATCTTTCTTGTTGAACATGTGTTTGTCCATGATAGAGAACTTGCCGTTGGGCCCGCGCCCAAATATCAGTGCAGGATATCCATCCCACTTAATGGTAATTGCTTTTGGATTTTTTACTGTATTGACTAGAGCATTGACTGCTGTGGTTGCGCCTTGACTTCCACCGGTAAATACCATATCTTCAGGGTGATCTAAGTGTCCTTTAGATTCTGTTATTGTGGATAATTTTGATATCTTATCAACGAGAAAAGCTAAACCCTCACTTAGTCTCATTATAATTTCCCCAGTGCTTGAATTCTTTATTTTCTTGAATTTTGTTAGCTGGTGATTGTGACATTGTATTACCTACTTCTTTTTGCAAAGACTTAAGTATATACCCTTTTTGTTGTTTGTTCAACTGTCCCATCAATCCTTTTACTTGTTTATACACACTTTGGACTTTTTGAGGTGGTGCAGCAGGGGTTGATGACGCTGGTGTTGCAGCAGGTGCAGCTGGACGTGGTTGGTTTCCGCCTGCGCCTGCGCCACCTGTATGATATAAACTATATGCCGCAGATGCCAATTTCGTTAGAGCTTTTTGACCCTTATCTTGTGCATATGTTTGTTGAACTTCATCGGATATTGATTTTAATGCAGAAACATCCATGTTACCTAGAAATTTCTTTACGAAATTTTGAACGTATGAACTAATAGTGTATGGATAACTGGCTTCATCCAATGTGACTATAGATTCAAAAATTTGATTTAATTTTGAGAATTTATCATTCTGCCCTTCTTTCATTTGGGCTCTGGCATTTTGTGTGGCAGCTGCCTGCTTTTGTTGTCTGATTTGTGCTGGAGTCGGCTGAGAAGTTGTTGGTGCAGAAGGTGGACTACCAGCACCTGCCTTAGAATCTGGATCAACGATTCCGCCATTGATACCCTGTGCTAATGAATTCGCCAATTGAGTAATCAAATCTTTAGTAAACTGTTTTTGAGCCATCAAGTCAGCAGTTGACATTTGCGCCTCTGGGCCACCACGTAACTTGGCACCTAATTTTGACATTAGAGCTCCTGCCAACGATGCCTCATTTAAATCATTGAGTTTCACTTTTATTTTTCCTTAAAGACTTGGCAAATCTTTCACGATCTTTACTCTT